CTGTGAACAAATATAGAAGTTAAGAAATGAATAAAATCATACTTTCAGAACAAAATATAGGGTGTGAAAGGTTCTGTGAAACGATTGAAACGATTTTGCAAGTTTGAAAAGTTCAATAGTAGAATATTAACAAAAAAGATGCACAGATCATCGAATATTCATCGATTCTCTGTGCATCCAAAACTCTAAAGCCTTCTTTAAAGCAAAACTAAACTTATTATACTGCCGGATCGGGTGTCACTCCTCCTTCTCCCTTGCCATCATCGCCAGAACCCGGCTTTCCACCGGTATTGCCACCGTTGCTACTTCCGTCCGTATAATCAGTTTCAATCTCCACACGACGCGTAATACTCATGTCCGCCAACGTATCTTTGAAGATTTTCCCCGGATAGAATAAAATCTTTCTCTGAACGATTGACTTGGAAGAAATTTCCTTTTCTTCACCCGAGCTTTTTGTACGGATAGTAGGGCTAAAGATTCCGAACTCACCCAACTGAACGCTCTTTCCGTCATCAATATCCTCAGCCATTTTATCTACCAGACCACTGACTACCAAATCGACCACTTTCCGATGAACACCACAAAGCTGACTTACTTTGCGACACATCTTTGCAAAATTAACCCTACCGGAACGAACCGATTTTGCTACATACTTTTCGTTTTTGTCTTTGTCAAAACCGAACACTCTTTTTGTTACTACATACTCTAAAGCCATAATCGTTAAAGTTTAAATGGTTAAAAAAATAAAGGTTATCTGTTTGCCATTCGTTTTGTTTGAATGACTCTGCAAAGATATAACAGGGCGTATACTGTCCAGTCCCCTTTTGTCTCCATTACGTCTCCTTTTAGCACATACAGACCATTAGATTCAAACAATAACACACTAGTTATTAACTAGATATACAAATTAATAATTTTTCATGAATACATCATCAAAGTAATTTTGTCAAAAAGATAAAAAGCCATATCATGACAGAAAAATGCTTGGGAACAATATTATTTACTCTCATATAAATCTCGACAGAAAAAGGTAACATCAGCGGAATCTAAGCAAAACATCAACGTAGAAGGTAAAACAACTGTATGCTTAAAAAACTTGTGATAATGACGTCAATCATGCGCATCACATACATGGAGGACATTTTTTTATCCCCCATGTATATAGAGGCCAAGACTAACTCATGTTATTCCCAAGAAATTACTCATACGGTCAATACACCGTTTCTTTTGATTGAGATTAGGATGAACGTACAGATTAAGTGTCGTTGCCACATTTGAGTGACCGAGTATGACACTGACAGTTTTATAATCACACTGGCTTTCAATACATCGGGTCGCAAATGTATGCCTAAGTCCATGGAAAATCTACCATAAAGCAGGCAAAAGCAATGATACGCAGTATAATCTGTAACACGTTTGAAATGAGCTGATTTACTCTGATTCGCTAAAGATAGAAAGTTCAGAATACAGCGTATTTACGCAGCTTTTCAGTTACCAAACCGTTAACCGTTCAGTTACCGAATGAAAACAGGTAACCGAAAGCAGATAAAAGAACTTGAATCACTGTTTTGTTTCGCTGATAGACAGTATTTTGCACATCAAAGAACGCTTATGTAACGGGTAACTTTGCCCACAAAAATTATAAGCGTTATGGAACAAGAAAAATTCAAGGTATTGCTCTACCTGAAAAAGAGCACCCCCGACAAGTCGGGTAAAACTCCCATCATGGGACGGGTAACAGTCGGTCGCTCAATGGCACAGTTCAGTTGCAAACTCTCCTGTACGCCGGACTTATGGAATCCACGTGAAAGCCGCCTGAACGGTAAAAGCCGGGAAGCGGTAGTAACCAATGCCAAACTGGACAAACTTCTGCTTTCAGTTAATGAGGCTTACGCTGCATTGATGGAGCGCAAACAACCATTCACTGCCGAAGAAGTAAAGAATCTCTTTCAAGGAAGTGTCGATACACAAATGACTTTATTGAAAAGATTAGACCTACTGATTGATGATTTGAAATCCCGTGTCGGTGTGGATGTTGCTGTCGGGACTATTCCCGCCTATCACTACACCCGTAAAGCCCTTGCCGAACTGATAAAAAAGAAGTTCAACGCCTCCGATATTGCTTTCGGACAACTGAATGAACAGTTTATCCGTGATTTTCAGGATTATGTACTTGGCGAGATAGGTCTGGCAATGGAAACCGTGCGCCACTATCTGGCGATATTAAAGAAAATCTGCAAACTGGCTTTCAAGGAGGGGCATTCCGAAAAGTTCTATTTTGCCCACTACAAACTGCCCAAGCAGAAAGAGACCGCACCAAAAGCGTTGAGCCGTGAAGATTTTGAACGAATACGGGATGTTGAAATATCTTCCAGACGACCTTCACTCGCACTCACACGGGATCTGTTTCTTTTCGCCTGCTATACCGGAACTTCGTATGCCGATACGGTTTCCATCACCCGTGACAATCTGTTTACCGATGACAACGGTGAGTTGTGGCTGAAATACCATAGGAAGAAAAACGAACTGCTGGCACGTGTCAAGCTGTTGCCCGAAGCTATTGCCATGTTGGACAGATTCAAGGATGATACACGGGAAACCCTATTGCCTGTTCAAGACTACAGGGTATTGAGAGCCAATATGAAAAGCCTGCGTATCCTCGCCGGGATGAAAGCCGATTTGGTCTATCATGCCGGGCGGCACAGTTTCGCCTCGCTGGTTACGCTCGAAGAAGGCGTACCGATTGAAACCATCAGCAGAATGTTGGGGCACAGCAATATCCAGACTACACAAATTTACGCCCGTGTCACCCCCAAAAAGCTGTTCGAGGATATGGACAGGTTCATTCTGGCTACAAGTGATTTTAAATTAGTCCTTTAATCATTAAAAGAAAACGATTATGCGCAGTACATTCAAGCTACTCTATTATATCAACCGGGCAAAGGTTAAGGCGGACGGAACTACTGCCGTTCTGTGCCGTATCACGATTGACGGTAAAAACAGTGTTATCACAACCGGTATCTACTGTAAGCCCGAAGAATTTAATACCAAAAAGGGAGAAGTCAAGGACAACAAGGATAATGATACGTTGCTGAAATTCAGACGTAAGATAGAATCCGCTTATGAAGCCATACTCAAAGACAGCGGTATTGTCAGTGCTGAACTGTTGAAAAACACGATAGTCGGCGTAAACTCCGTTCCGACCACTTTATTACGGGCAGGCATGGAAGAATTGGCACGATTGGAAAAACGCTCGGTTGAAATAAAATCCCGTTCCACCTACCGTCAATCCATCATCTTCCAGAAATGTTTGAGGGAGTACGTTTTAACTTTCGGGAAAGAGGATTATCCATTTTTAGAGATAACGGAGCAGTTTGGATTGTCTTATAAGGTATTTTTGCTAAAAGATATGGGTTGCAGTACGGATAAGGTGAACAAATGCCTGTGCTGGCTGAACAGGCTGATTTATATTGCCGTTGACAGGGAGATTCTACGAACAAACCCATTGGAAGATATTGCTTACGAAAAGAAAAATCCGCCCAGACTTCGCCATATTAGCCGTAACGAACTGAAACGGATGATGGAAACCCCGATGGAGGACACGAAACTGGAGCTGGCTCGCAGGATGTTTATCTTTTCTTCTCTGACCGGGTTGGCTTATGTGGATGTTTACAGACTTTATCCGCACCATATCGGCAAGACCGTTGATAATCGGACTTATATCCGTGAAAAGAGAGGCAAAACGAATGTGGAGGCTTTCATCCCGTTGCATCCGATAGCGGAGCGGATACTTTCGCTTTACAATACTACCGATGACACCAAACCTGTGTTTCCGCTGCCTATCCGTGATATTATGTGGCACGAGATACACGCTGTTGGCAATGCGCTGGAATTTAAAGAGAATCTCTCGCACCATCAAGCCCGGCATACGTTCGGAACGCTCCTGTTATCAGCGGGTATCTCGATTGAGAGCATAGCCAAAATGATGGGGCATACGAATATTGCCACCACACAGGTCTATGCCAAAGTAACAGACCAGAAAATATCGGACGATATGGACAGGCTGATGGAGCGGAGAAAAACAATGAATAATAAAGTAATCTGATGAATATGAAAAGAGAAATAATAACCATCAGTGAGAACGGCAGTGTATCCGTTCCCGACAAGGTGATGATGCAGGATTTTGAGATAGCCTGGCTGTTCGGGGTGACGATACCGGCTGTACGTGCCAACATACGCACCATTCTGAAAACAGGCATCGCAACAGGGGATTACACCAATGGCGCAACGTTGGTTGGTAACAACATTTTGCCGGACTGTTACGGATTGGATATGATTATGGCTCTGGCTTTTCGGATTCATTCACCACAAGCAGAGATTTTCCGCAGGTGGATACTAGGAAAAGTAACTAAAAGTAAACAGGATACAGCTCCTCAAATATTTGTTGCAGTGAGTAATAAGAGAAGTTCTAAAACATTGAATTGATCATATCAGTCATTTCCGTTACAGGGGTAAAGGATGTGCCTGAATAGTGATATTCTATAAGTTAATTCTGAAAATAAATGGTTTTATACTACTTTGATTCAATAAAAAATCATATCTTTGCTGGTTAAGTAAGCCGAGCAATAGTGTTTTTTGAATAAAGATGATTATTTTATCGGTTATTTAAATGAAACAATCTTTCAAAAAAGGCTGTTCTTGTAGTGCAAAGTAATTGGCATTTAAAACATATGAAATATATAGATT